TTACAAGTGCATCTTTTACAGCTAACGGATGTTTAATATTTAATGACACTGCAACGGGTGATCCTGCGGTCTGTGCCGTAGCTTTCGGTGGAGATAAAACAGTTTCCTCTGGAACATTTACAATTCAATTCCCAGCAAAAGCAGCAACAACGGCTATAGTTAGAATAGCATAAGGAGGTAAATCCTTATGGCTAACACTTGGAACCAATCAGGCACAACCTGGAGCACTGGTCGTTGGGGAACCACTGATGCATTTGCATTAGGTTGGGGAGCCCAAGCTTGGAACGATGGTGAGTGGGGTGAACTCAATGATGCTATCGTTACACTTACAGGTGTTTCTTCTACTTCAAGCGTAGGATCAATTTCAATTACAGCAGAAATAAATACAGGTTGGGGACAAGACGGTTGGGGTGTTGAAAACTGGGGTCAATCTGGACTTGTTGTTGAATTAGAAGCTCCTACTGCAATGACATCCAACTTAGGTCCTAACGGTTGGAGTAATGGAACGTTTGGAGAAAACAGTTGGGGGACGTTTACTTTAAACCCTGCTGATGTCGTAGGATTAACAGGAGTTTCATCAACATCTAGCTTTGGATCTATTACAACTAGATCAGATTTTACAGGAACATTAACAGCTCCATCCGGTTTAACTTCATCAGTGGGTGCTACTTCACCAGCCGATGTAATGGGACTAACAGGTATTGGAGCCACATCTTCAGTTGGTGCTATTTCACCAGCTGATGTAATGGGATTAACTGGAGTAGGAGCTGCTTTAAGTGTTGGTGAGATTGCTGTATCAGACGCTCAAGTATTTAGTATTGGTTCCGGTGGAGTAGGAACAACAAGTATAGGATCAGTAGTAACAGAGGTTGCTTACACTTTATCAGGTCAAAATTTAACATCAAGTCTGGGGGCTATTGCGCCTACAGAAATGACTGTTGGATTAACCGGTCAAGAAGCTATATCTAGTGTAGGACAACTTGGAATTAGGGCTTATCAAAACATTGTAATTGAAGGAAATACAAGTTATAATGATGTTGACGTAAGCGGAAATACATCATATACAGATGTTACAGCTGCGTAACAGGAGAACTTTATGGCATCAACATTTACACCTTTAGGTGTCGAACTTCAAGCAACCGGAGAAAATGCCGGTACATGGGGTACGAAAACCAATACAAACTTAGAACTCGTTGAACAAATTTTAGGTGGTTTTACACAGCAAGCAGTCTCAGATTCTGGAGATACAGATCTTTCTGTATCTGATGGATCAACTGGTGCAACTCTTGCACACAGAATGATTGAGTTTACAGGGTCATTAAGTGCTGGAAGAAATGTAACTATACCTAAAGATGTTCAAACATTTTATTTTTTAAAAAATTCTACAAGCGGCTCTCAAGTTGTAACTTTTAAATATGTTTCTGGAAGTGGAAATAGTGTGGCAGTGGCTAATGGAGCAACTGTTCTTGTATTTGCTTCTGCAAATGATGGTACTAATCCAGATATTATTGATTTAGGTTTTGGTTCAGGTGATGTAACTCTTACTGGAACACAGACTCTAACAAATAAAACTTTAACTAGTCCTGCAATAGGAACAAAAATTTCAGACACAAATGGAAACGAATTAATTAATCTTACTGCAACAGGTTCAGCAGTTAATGAAATTACTATAGCTAACGCAGCTACAGGAGTTACTGGACCTATTATTTCAGCAACAGGAGAAACTAACGTTGGTATTAATGTTAACCCTAAAGGAACAGGAGTTTTTAAATCCGGAGGAGATGCAGTTAAAATTGCAGGAAAAGAAACTATCTGGGTTCCATCGGTTGCTATGTATCCAAATACTACAAACGGTTGTGCAGATATAGCACAAACAGAATTGTCAAATGGCCCTGAAATTAAAACATTAAATTTTGATAAAGATTCAGATGAGTTTGCACAGTTTGCTGTGGCTTTTCCTAAATCATGGAATGAAGGTACAGTGACTTTTCAACCTTTCTTTACAGCAGATACTACAAACACAGGAACAACAGCATGGGGTTTATCTGGTGTATCTATCTCTGATGATGATAGTATTAACACAGCTTTTGGAACACAAGTTGTTGCAACTGCAAAAGCTATGAGTGGAACAGCAAACGATTTAGCAGTAGCAAATGAAAGTGGGGCAGTGACTATCGCAGGAACACCTGCAGCAGGAGATGAAGTATTTTTTCAAATATCAAGAGACGTGTCAGAAGATAGTTTAACAGCTGATGCAAAACTATTAGGCATTAAACTATTCTTTACTACTGACGCTGCTAACGACGCATAAGGAGTAAAGTAGTGAAAGACATTTTATATTATCCTTTAATAACTCAAAAAGGATTAAAGAAACAGTTATCAGGACCCAAAAGAAAATCTTTTGGATATCAAGTTTTAGGTTTTGGATCAGGTGGAGCAAAAGTTCCTGTAATAGCTAGATTCCTATTAATAGCCGGTGGTGGCGGTGGTGCTCAAATCGATAGCCCAACAGGAGGTACAGCCGGTGGTGGTGGAGGTGGAGTCATTTACATGGCCAATTCACCAAACGCAGGAGACGCAGTTTTCTTTAAAGGTGCAAATCCCGTTGTAATTGGAGGAGGAGGATCTGGAGCAGGTCCAAGTACAGCTCCTGCAAGAGGCGATGATTCTACAATTAATTTAACAGCAGCTCTTTCCGCAGGTGGTGGAGGCAAATATTCTACACCTAATGTCCCTAATTTTTCAACTGTCGGTCAAGGTGGATCTGGTTCTGGATCAGCAAGAGGAGACGTTGCTGGTGGAGTAGCTATTCAACCTCAATTGTCTGGTATATCTGGAACTTCAGGATTTGGTAACAATGGTGGTCCAGGAGCACCAAATCACGGATCTAGATCATCTGGAGGAGGCGGTGGAGCAGGAGGCGCTGGAGGCGCTCCTAGTCCCCCTTCATCAGGACCAGGTGGTGCTGGTAAAAATATTCCAGGAGCTTTCCCTAATCCTTTATTTAGTCCAACAACTATTGCAGGTGGAGGAGGTAGCGGTGTATACGCAACTTACTCTGGTAGTGGTGGATCTGCGGGCCCAGGAGGCGGAGGAGCAGGTAACCCTAACACAGGAAGTCCTGCACCAGGTCGAGCAGGAGGCACAAACACCGGAGGCGGTGGAGGTGGTGGCGGATTTACTCCAAGAAACCCTCCCGGTAATGGTGGTAATGGTGGTTCAGGATTAGCTTTAATTAGAATTGATCCAGGTCCAGCAGGTATGGCTGTCACAGGGACTGGTAACACCGTATCAACAGCTGGTTCTGTAAAAGTAGCTAAATTTGTAGTATCAGGGACTTTGACATTATAATGGCACACTTTGCATCTATAAACTCAGATAAAATAGTAAGACGAGTCATTGTTGTAGGCAATGGTGATGTTGAAAATAATGGTGGAGATCAATCAACACAAGCAGAAGAATATGTTAAAACTGTTGTTCCTCTAACAAAAGATGAAGTGCGATGGGTTCAAACCTCTTACAATGATAATTTTAGAGTAAATTATGCTATGGTTGGTGGTAAGTATGATGAAGTTGAAGACATGTTTATTACTCCTCCTAGTTTTCCTTCTTGGATATTTGATGATTCTTTAAAGACATATGTCCCTCCAGTTGCAAGACCAACTAACGGAGACGATGGAACCACTGATTTTAGATTTAAAGATGTTAACATAACTTCTATGGAAGATGGTGAGGGTAATGTCACCGATTTTGCAGGTGGTTATCCATTACCTATGGAATGGTTTGAAGAAAGAACTACCTGGGCGTGCACAGATTCTTTAGGTGTTAACAGGTATTGGAATCAATCTAGTCAAACCTGGGAAACTTAAACCTTTACCATTTTATAAAATCCTATATATTACTTTCATAAGAAATATGAAAGTTCTATCGATAGATTGTGACTGGGCAATAACTTTTAAGAAAAAATTAGAGGTTATAGATTTATTCGTAAAAAAATTTAAAAATATTGACACAATATATTTTGCTCAAGAACACCATCTTTTTTATTCTAAAATAAAAAGCAATGACCAACTGTACAATTTAGATCATCATCACGATTTAAGTTATAACAAAGATCAAAAGGAAAGAGCTGAAAATAAATTAATAGAAGCTGCAAATTGGGTGTATGCATTACAACTACATAAAAAATTAAATTTTTATTTTTGGGTTGGTAACTTTAATTCTATTTTTAATTTTAAAGATAATCCTCATGACATTACAGCTGCTTTTAAAAACTTTAATTTTTCTCATGATATAGAGGATCTACATAAAAACACTTATGGTAAAATATTAATTTGCGAAAGTAAAAGATTTGACAATGATGGTTTTATTTTATACGAAATATTAAAGACTATAACCAAAGGTACAAAAAAGAAAGTTAAAATATTAAAGACACAAAATTCTCAAGGATATTTAAAAGTATGAATTTAAAACACCACTATTGGTTTTTTACAAAAGCACTACCTAAGAAAACTTGCGATGAAATAATAAAGTATGGTTTAACAAAAAATAAAGAATTAGCCATTACTGGTGGCACAGATTTAAAAAAATTAAAGGGTGTTAAAAAGAAAAAAGCTATATTAAATTTGAAAACTAAAAGAGATTCTAATGTTGTTTGGATAGAGGAAAAATGGTTATATGATTTAATACAACCGTATGTTCACATAGCAAATGAAAACGCAGGATGGAATTTTGAATGGGACAGATCAGAGGCAGTGCAATTTACAATATACAAAAAAAATCAATACTATGGTTGGCATTGTGATAGTTGGACAGATGTTTATAAAAATACTAATGAACATTTTAATGGAAAAATTAGAAAACTTTCCATGTCTATTTCTTTAAACGATTCATCAGAATTTAATGGAGGGGGCCTTGAATTTGATTTAAGAAATAGAGACCCTGGCATAAATACAATAACAGAATGCACAGAAATAAGAGAAAGAGGCACCGTGGTTGTCTTTCCTTCTTTTTTATGGCATAGAGTAAAACCAATAATAAAAGGAACAAGGTATTCACTAGTCATGTGGAGTCTTGGTAAACCTTTTAAATAATAAAGGAAAAAAATGAAAAATATAACTTTTCTAACTGGACTACCAAGAGCAGGTAATACTTTGTTTGCTAGTCTTTTAAATCAAAATAAAAATATTACTGCAACACCAAACAGTATTGTTGCAGATTTACTTCATGAGAGTTTTAAATGTAAACACAATATTACATATCAAAATTTTCCAGATGAAAAATCTATGGACGCTTATTGCGAAAAAGTAGTGCCTTCATATTATGAATCTTTTAAAAGTAATTTTATAATAGACAGAGGGCCATGGGGGACTCCTGGTAATTTAATGTTGCTGTATAAATATATAAAACAACCTTTAAAATTTATTATTTTAACAAGATCACTTATAGATGTTTTAGTTTCTTTTGTGGCCATACAAAAAATTAAAAAGAAAGATTGTCAAAAACATATTAATAAAATCTTAGATAAAAAACACATACTAGGTTTAAGTATCTGGTCAATTCAAAATTTATTAAATGAAGCACAGGTAGATAAAAACCTTAAATTACATTTTGTTGATTATGATGATTTGGTTAAAAAACCAGAACAAGAAATAAAAAAAGTTTATAAATTTATAGGTGCAAGATATAAAAAAATAAAAACTACTAAATTATCACAATTATCTGTCAATAATGTTGAGTACGATGATACCATTCATAAAGAAGAATATCCTGATCCTTTTCATATTATTAGAACGGACAAAATTAAAAAAGAATTTTTAGACCCTAAAAAATATTTAACAAAAGAGGTTATAAAAAAATATAAACACATAAGAATTTAAAATGTTTTTACAAACTAAAATTAGTAAACCAGTTCTTAAAGATATAGAAGAAACTTTAAAAAAATTAAATAGAAAAAAGAAAGATATAGCTATGGTTACTTGCACAAAAAATGGTTATCAAACTAAAAATATTATTTCTTTATTTAAAAAAAGTCTTATTAAAAGAATGGTAAAATATAAAAATTTTCATGAACATGTTTTTCATATTCATTACATAGAATATAATGAAGGCGGTTATCAAGAATTACATAGTCATGAAACTACAGAGGATTTTTCTTTTATAATATATTTAAATAATTCCGACGGTAACACTAAATTTTATGAAGTATTAAAAGGACAACCTCCTGTCATTGTAAAACCAGAGGAAGGTAAAATAGTAATTTTTAGTTCTCACTTTGGACATGAGGCGAGTATCTCTAATAAAAATAAAAAAATTTTAGTAGGAGCTATATTTAAAAAATGAAAATACAAACCTGGTTTCCAACTTCTATAGCAGTTGTTGAAGATGTTATTTCTAAAAAAGAACACAATTTTTTAAAAAATAAAATACTTAAATTAAATAAAGCAGAAGCACATCCTCACTGGCACTCTAGTGTTAAAACCTCATACGGTAGATATGATTTAACATTTGATAAAGATTTTGATAATTTAATAGAGAAGACTAGACTACATACTATTAATTTTGCAAAAACCATGGGTTCCCATGATGGTTATAGAGTTAAACAGTCTTGGTATGTAGTATACAACGAAGGTGATTTTCAAGAATACCATGCTCATGATAATAGTATATTTAGTTCAGTATACTGTTTTACAAATCCAAAAAACTCTGCACCATTAATTTTTAAAAATCCTGTGAAAGATATGTTGCCAATGGGAAGAGTAAAACCTAATCAATATAGTTTTTACAATGTTATGTATAATTTAAAACCTGGACAATTGATAATATTTAGATCTTATTTAGATCATTCTGTAAGTCTTTGTAAAAATAAAACACCTAGAATAACAATGGCATGTAACATAGGATGAGCTTTAAAAAAAATAAATACACTGTAATTAAAAAGGCTATTTCTACAGAGTTAGCTAATTTTATATATAAATATTTTTTGTTAAAGAGAGAGGTTGCAAAATATTATTTTGAAAATAAATTTATAAGCCCTTATGAAAGAAAATGGGGTTATTGGTTTGATGATCAAGTTCCTCAAACTTACTCTCACTATTCTGACATTGTCATGGAAACCTTGATGTTAGAATGTCAAAAACAAATGGAAAAAACAACAGGGTTAAAACTATACCCTTCTTATACTTATGCTAGAATATATAAAAAAGGTGATGAACTTAAAAGACATAAAGATAGGTTTAGTTGTGAAATATCAACCACTATGAATCTTGGTGGTGATGATTGGCCCATATATTTAAGTCCCAATAAAAATGTAGGAATACCGGATGGTAATAAAATTACAGCAGCTAGCAAAACAAAAGGTATTGAAGTGAAATTAAAACCAGGAGACATGTTGGTATATAGGGGCTGTGAGCTAGAACATTGGAGACAAAAATTTAAAGGAGAAAACTGTGGCCAAGTATTTCTTCATTATAATAATAAGGAAACTCCCGGTGCTGAAGAAAATAAGTTTGATAAAAGACCTATACTTGGGGTTGTACTGTGAAGGAACTAGACTATAGATTTTTTTATTGGGGTCCTTTTTTAGCTAAATTTAAGCTACCTGAAAAAACTGTAAAAGAACTATTAAAACACTCTAAAAAAGACAAGGACTATGGTCACACACTAGCTGGTATTATAAAAGGTCAATATCAGTATGATTCTGAATATTTCTTTGATAAAGTAAAAGTTTATGTAGATACTTATATATCAGGGGCTGCTAAACACTGGAGCTGGACTAAGCATCCAAAAGGTTTTGGTGTAGCTAAGGCCTGGATTAATTACATGAAAGCAGGTGAGTTTAATCCGCCTCATGTACATAGTGAGGATCTTTCCTGTGTAGCTTATTTAAAAATACCCAAAGGGCTTAAAAAAGAAAATGAAAAATTTAAAGGTGCCTCTGGTGGCCCCGGTGCCATAGAGTTTAGATATGGTGAAGCAGCGGGTTTTTCCTTTAGAACAGCTGAAGTTTTTTTACCAGAAGAGGGTGACTTTTTCATATTTCCTGCTAAACTACAACATTATGTATGTCCTTTTTACTCAAAAGGTGTAAGGATATCCATGTCTGCTAATTTTCAATTAGTATACTAATATAGTAATGGGGTATTTATGCTACAGAAATTAGGGTTTTTACCAGGATTTAATAAACAAGTCACAGAAACCGGGGCTGAGGGTCAGTGGTTTGATGGTGATAATGTTAGGTTTAGATATGGCTCACCCGAAAAAATAGGCGGTTGGCAACAACTAGGTGAGAATAAATTAACTGGCGCAGGAAGAGCTATTCATCACTTTGATGATAATGCAGGTATTAAATACGCTGCAATAGGAACTAATAGAATTTTATACATTTATTCAGGGGGTATATTTTATGACATACACCCTATAAGAACTACAATAACGGGAGCTAATTTTACTAGCACCTCGTCCTCAACTACTGTTACAGTAACGTTAGGATCTACCCATGGACTACAGGACAATGATATTGTTTTATTTGACGATGTAACGGGATTATCGGGTTCAACATTTACAAATGCTACATTTGAAGATCAAAAATTTATGGTAACATCGGTCCCGTCTACCACAACATTTACTATAACAATGGCAGCTACAGAATCGGGCACACCTTTAAGTGCAGCTGGATCAGCGTCTGTTTTAATATACTATACTGTAGGACCGTCTCAACAGTTAGGTGGTTTTGGTTGGGGTACAGGTTTATGGTCTGGTACATCTCCAGGTGCTGCCACTACAACTCTAGCCTCTACAATTAATGATGCAGTAACAGACATACCTTTAACTAGCTCTGCAGCATTTCCTTCATCTGGTAAAATACGAATAGGTTCAGAGGATATTAGTTTCACTGCTAATAACACCACAACCAACATTTTAAGTGGTGGTGCAAGAGAAGTTAATGGCACAACTAAAGCAGGACATAGTGCGGGAGCAACAGTTACAAACATAACAGACTTTGTTGGATGGGGTAATGCCTCTGCCCAGGATTTTACAATTGATCCGGGGCTATGGGTATTAGATAATTTTGGAACTAAACTAATAGCATTAATTTATAATGGCGCATGTTTTGAATGGGATGCTGCTGCAGGAGGCGCTACAGCAAATAGAGCTACTATTATAGCTAATGCACCCACAAAATCTAGACATGTTTTAGTTTCAACACCAGATAGACACTTAGTATTTTTTGGAACAGAAACAACGGTTGGAAGTGCCTCAACACAAGATGATATGTTTATAAGATTTTCTGATCAAGAAAATATTTCTGGAACTAATGCTTATACAGTCACTGCCACTAATACCGCTGGAACACAAAGACTTGCCGATGGATCAGAAATCATGGGAGCCATAAGAGGTAGAGATGCAATTTATGTATGGACTGATACAGCATTGTTTCTCATGAAGTTTGTTGGCCAACCATTTACTTTTTCATTTGAACAAGTGGGCACCAACTGTGGTTTATTTGGAAAAAATGCTTGTATTGAAGTCGATGGTACGGCTTATTGGATGTCTGAAAATGGATTTTTTTCTTACGATGGACAATTAAAATCACTGCCTTGTTTAGTAGAGGATCATGTCTATGATGATATAAATGCTACATCCAGAGATTTAATAAACGCTGGTTTAAACAATCTTTTTGGTGAAATTAATTGGTTTTATTGCACAGCGTCTTCAGATCAAATTAACAGGGTAGTTACTTATAATTACTTAGATTCATCACCAAAACGTCCTATCTGGGTTACTGGAACATTACCTAGAGCTGCGTGGCAAGATTCATCTGTTTTTGACAGACCACATGCAACTTTTTATGATCCTAACAGTAACGCCTCGTATGATGTTACTGGTAATACTGATGGTTGTACTATATACTATCAACAGGAAACGGGGACCGATCAAATTAATGCCGGAGGAGTGGTGTCAGCTGTATTAGCAAATATTGTTTCTGGAGATTTTGATATTACACAAAGGACTATTAGAGGACAAAGTGTTGGTACCGCAGATCTTAGAGGTGATGGAGAATTTATAATGAGAATAAGTAGATTTATACCAGATTTTATATCGCAAACAGGAGATACTCAAATTAGTTTTCAAACTAGAGATTTTCCAAATAGTTCAGCAACCACAACAAATTTTACATCCAGTCCGTCTACAACTAAAGTAGATACAAGATTAAGAGCTAGATCGATATCTTTAAAAGTTGCAAACACTTCTACAAGTCAAGATTGGAAACTAGGTACTTTTAGATTAGATGTGCATCCAGGAGGCAGAAGATAATGTCTACATTAACTGATCAACAAATAAGAGATGCAGGTATATTATACCTGCCAAGACAAAGGTATCTAGCAAACCCTTTTGTTTTACCCGAAGAGGGAGAAGACGATAATATTAATAACGAGAGTATTTCATCATTTGAAAATATTACCGCTAGAAATCCTGGTGGAATTAATACTTTACCTCAAAGTCAACTAATGGGTGGTTTTGAAGAGGCTCTTGCTGCTAGACAAAAAAGATTAACAAGTCCAAATCCTTTTGCACAAAAAATTTATGACTTGGGTTTTCCAAAACAAAGATCAGTCGATCAAATGATAAGAGATGCAACTGCATCTAACATGGCACAATTAGGTCCTGATTTTAGCCAGATAGGCATAACATCAAATATGACAGGACCAGAAATAAAACAAGCAATGGCAGAGTATGCAGCAGATGAAACAAGTATTGGAAATTATCCTGTAGATGATCCACGAGATGTGAGACCAAACATACCATTAGGAATAGCAGGAATTTTAAGCAGAGTGCTTCCAAGTAGTTATTACGATAGAATGACTGTGCCCGAACAAATTTATACACAAAGTAAAATGGGCTACACAGGACCAACTGTGTTTGGAGAAAATACTACAGGTGGCAGCAAAGATATTTTTGGTAGGAATGTAATATCAGCTTTTGGTAACTATGCAGAAAAACAAAAAGCCGATATTGAAAAATTAGATAATTATTTTGGCTCTGAAAAATTTGATAAAAAATATGGGCAAGGGACTACATTAGAATTTAACGAAGAGACTGGTCAGTTTGAATTCGTAGGACCAAACGCTGCACGAGCTAATCGAATGAATCGAATGAATCTATTTAGATATAATTATGACAAAAAAAGTTTAAAAGATTTAGATAAAATTAAAGATGACACTGGTTTCACCGATATAATGGAAGCAGAAAACAGAGGAATTACAGACTATGGTATTACGGCAGGAGTTCCTGATAAAGACTACAGTGCAGTGGGTAATTTAGACAGAGCTATAGAAAAAGCTAGAGAAAGAAGTGATGCACAAGACAGCGGTCCAGACAAGGGCACTGGAGGTTATTCAGGAGCTAGTACAGAAGATTATGGAGGCGGAGAAAAAGATGGTGGGTTTATTGATGGCACTAATAGGAGAAAATTAAATATAGGGGGATTAGCAGGAATGTTAGGATATTAATTATGGCAAAAATTGTACAATCATTAACAAGAGCAGAGGAAGAGTATAGTAGAGCAAATCTACAATCGTTAGTTAGAGATCTTGATGGTGTAATAACAAAACTTAACTCTTCTTTTCAAGAAGAAGTAAAACAAGAGATAGAAGCTAAAAGCTTTTTCTTAGACGCATAATGGCAGTAGTAAACCAATATAAATTTTATGGTAAAACTACCACAGCTGCAGAATCTGTAGATATGTTAGAACCAGGTGTTAATGAAACTATAATAGTAAGATCATTAAGAGTTACTAATAAATC